CGATGTCAACAACTTCAAGTCGCTGTTTGATTGAGGTGAGATGAAATGGCAAAAGCAAACAAAGTACCGCATTTTCTCAATGATATGCGTGTTTATCTGAATGGCTCTGATGATTTTGTGGGAGCAAAGTCCATAGAACTGCCAGAGCTCAGCACCATGACTTCCACCGTGGCAGGCATAGGCCTGGCTGGTGAGATTGATGCGCCTGTCCGTGGACATTTCCAGGGCATGGAAGCTACCATTGAGTGGAATACTACTGAGAAGACAGGCCTCAGCCTGATCGGCGGCGATGCCATAGCGTTGGAAGCCTACGGCAGCAACCAGAACTTCGAGCATGGCAAAAATGCATACTCGGACGAAAAAGTGCGCGTGGTTATGCGGGGCACCTGCAAGAGCTACTCCGAGGGTACCTGGCAGGCAGGCAACAGCGCCGATGCCAGCACTGTCATTGAGGTGCATTACCTGAAGGTGGAAGTGGATAATGTTGAAATCTGCGAGATTGATAAGTACGGCTATAAGTGCGTTATCAATGGCAGGGATTTGATGGCGAATATTCGCCGTAACATTGGCATGAGTTGAGGAGGCATAAAGAATGTCTGATGAAAATAAGGCAGCGGAAACTGCTGAAATTGTCGAAGTTGAGGTGCTGGATGATGGGAGCATGGTCAAACTTCGGAAAGCGCTGGATGGCAAGGAAGAACTTCATCTTGACTTTGATAGGTTAACCGGGGATGTGCTGCTGAAGTGCGCTTCAAAGGCTAAAAAAGATGACCCGCTGATGACGATCCCCTCCTTGTCGCAGGCATATCAGGCCCATGTAGCTGCGGCTGCTACGGGCTTGAAATACGATGATATTTTGCGGCTGTCTGCTCCAGATTTCATTGCTCTGACACTCAGGGTGCAGGGTTTTTTAAATGGCAATGCGGCGCAATAGAGGGCATAAGGCTCTCGGCGTTGCGGATGGCCAGGTATAGCAAAACACCGATAGGCTTCTTCTTGGAATTGCCTATCGGTGAATTCTATGCCTGGGTAAAGGTGATCAATGAAGAGATAAAGAGTGAGGACGAGGCTGCCAAGAAAGCGCGTCGCAGGGGAAAATAAAAGGCCACCCGTGAGAGTGGCGATGTATGTTAATAAAATCTAGCTGCGTGTTTCATAAAGGATTCGCTATATTCTTCGTAGGGGCCTTCTGCACCTTCATTGCGCAAGCGCTCCATTTCTTCAAGGTGATTGGCCAGAGCCTTGAGGCCTCCTTCGGCGAGGTCTAGTTGAAGGAGATATGTTTGGTAGATGCCACAAATGGTATTTGCACAGGCGTAATCACAGTCATAGCATTTGTGGAAGTATGGATGGTCATATGTCTTGTACCTACATGCTTCGAATTGGGTATGCTGGGTTGTGTCATTGATGGGCACGCCATAGAAATAGAACGACATTTGTGTCACCTCCTCCATTATGGAAGAATATTCTTTATATTTTTATTTTATCACAAGAAAGGAGACTTCGCAATGGCTAACAGGACTTTAGAGATGTCGGTCAAGCTGCGGGGGGAACTGGAAAAGAGCTATCCAGAATCAATACGCAGAGCCGCTGCGGAGGCTCAGAAGCTTCAGGAAAAACTCACTAAGATGAAGGGGATAGATGCCACTGCCCAAAAACTTCAGAAGATGCAGGAATCCCTCAAGAAAATTGCCGCTGAATCAGGCACAACGAGTACGGCTTATATCAAGCAGGAACAAGCTGTGCGGGAACTTGAGTCGGAATTGAGGCAAGCTGGTTTTGCCACTGAAGTTTTCGCCAATTCTCAACACTTACTGCAGAATCAGATTGAGTCTACAGAAGATGCGATGCGTAAGGCTGATAAGGTTGTACAGAAATATAAACAACATCAGCTAGACAAATCTCAGGCCAGGCAAAATACAGCGGATAGACAACAGGCGATGTATGCCGCTCTGGGCAACTTCCAGAGCGCTCAGAGTGTGGCCACATCTATCATGTCTCCCTTTACAGGAGCGATAGAGGAGGCCATGAAGTTTGAATCTGCCATGGCCGATGTCAGGAAAGTAGTGGATTTCGATACTCCCAAGCAATTTGATGAGATGTATCAGGATATCCTCCAGTTGTCCGGCGTGTTGCCTATGACAGCTGAGGAAATCGCTGCTATTGTTGCCGCTGGCGGCCAGTCCGGCATTGCCAGGGAAGATTTGAAGTCCTTTGCCGAATCTGCTGCCAAGATGGGCATAGCTTTTGATATAAGCGCTGATCAGGCAGGCGACATGATGGCGAAGTGGCGCACGGCTTTCAAGATGAGCCAGCCTGAAGTGGTAGCTCTGGCGGATAAGGTAAACCTCTTGGGTAATACTACAGCGGCATCGGCACCGCTTATTTCGGATGTTCTCAGTCGAATTGGTCCTCTGGGCGAGGTGGGCGGCTTCGCCTCCGGAGAGATTGCCGCCATGGGTGCATCCATGATATCTGCGGGCGTGCAGTCCGACGTAGCTGCCACCGGCCTCAAGAATATGATGCTTGCCATGGTATCTGGTGAAAGTGCGACCAAGGCTCAAAAAGCTGCCTTCTCTGAATTGGGGATGGATGCGGTAGATTTGGCCAAGAGGATGCAGACAGATGCCAGCGGGGCTGTGATTGACCTGATGAAGAATCTGCAGGGGTTGGATAAATATAAACAGGCTTCTGTCCTGCAGAACTTGTTTGGCAAGGAATCTATTGGACCAATCACCACCCTGCTCAATAATCTCCCTGCTTTGGAAGAAAACCTCCGCAAGGTAGGAGATGCCAGCCAATATACCGGTAGTATGGAGGCAGAATTCGCTGCTCGCAATGAGACTACCGAGAATCAGCTTATGTTACTGCAGAACAGGGCTAAGGCTGCCGCCAAGGCGGTAGGCAATACCTTCCTGCCTATGATAAAACAGGCTGCCGAATGGGTGGCAAATAATAGCCAGGGCTTACTGACCTGGTTGCAGGAACACCAGGAGATGGTCAAGATGGCTGGTGTAGCTGCTGCGGCTATTGCAGGGCTTACCCTGGCTGTTTTTGGGGCGGCTGTAGCTTTTGCCGGATTTGGTTTTGTAGCAGCCCAGCTCCATGAGATAAAGGTGGCCTGGGAAGGTATATCTGTAGCCGCCAAGATGGCGGGAGCAGCTTCGCGAATAGCAGGCTTATCAATGTCTCTTTTCAGTCTGCCTATTATTGCTGGTATTGCGGCGATTATTGCTGTGATGGCAATACTCTATGCTAACTGGGATAAAGTGAAAGAGACTGCTGAGATTGTCTGGAACCATGTGTCCGGTACGATTTCTGCCCAGGTGGAGCGCATCAAGGCCGCCTTCGGTTCTGCTCTGGATAGGATTCTTGAGGTGTGGAACAGCCTAACTGGAGAAACTGTAAGCAGGGCAGAGTGGATAACTGGCGTTATCAATAACGTAGGTTTTGCTATTGGCGCAGCTTTTGACATTGCCGCCGGGGTAGTGGGGACTGTTGTAAGTGTGATCTTCAACATCATAGCTTCTATGGTTCAGTTCATCGGTGGTGTAGTAAATATCATCGTGGGTATTTTCACCGGTGACTGGGAACGCATATGGAAGGGGGCAGGGCAGGCTGTAACGGGCTTTGTCGAAGGCACCTTCGGTACTGTTGGCAAGTTCATCCATGGTATCGGCGATATGTTTGATACTGTCATGGGTAAGGCTGATGAGGTGGAAAAGCGGGCTAAGGAAGCTCAGGCCGCTGTCGATGCAGGCGGAGACGGAGCAACTGCTGCCATAGCATCTTCATCCTCGGAAGATTTCTTGCAGTTGGCTGCCGCAGCAGATGAAGCCTCTGGCAGCACTCAGCTGATGGCAGATAATCTTGCTGATACGGCAGCCAATGCCCAGCAAACCAGTGACATCATGGGACAACTGCAAGGTCTTATGCAGAATATGCCCACAGATACTCAATCAGCGTTCGCCAATATGGGAGAGCAGTCGGGGACTGCCGTGCAAGCTGTGCAGACAAATTTTGGACAGCTTCCGCAAATCTCTGCAACGAACACAGATTTGATGGCGGCAGAATTCGGCAAGCTGGCAGAAAAGAGCCAGCCTGGTGGTGAGGCTTTTATCCAGGCGGCCAATACCTGGGGGGAAGGAGCTTATAGCAATGTAGCAGATTGGTCTGTACGCATGGCAGAAACTGTTACGGAGAAGCTGATGACAGCATGGAACCAGATATCCACACAGTTTAGCGCAGGGTTGAATGTACATGTGAATGCTACGGGGGCAGGTGTTGCGCACAATGCAACAGGTGGTATTTACAAAAAAGGCGCCTTCCTCACTACTTTTGCAGAGAAAAGCCCAGAGGCAGCTATTCCTCTGGATGGTTCCCGCAATGCCGTTTCCCTGTGGCAGAAAGCGGGCGAAATACTTGGATTGATACCCAAGGGACAGTCATCGGCATCAATCAATATGTATCAGGCAATAATGCCGGATGTTAGTGTAGGCGCGCCCTCAGTTGCAAATAGCATAACTGCGGCAATGCCTGATATCGGCGTAGACCTGCCATCGGTAGTGGCGAATATGCCACAGGCGGTACTGCCGGATATCAGTGTGGGTGTGCCCACAGTTGCAAACAGCATAACTGCGGCAATACCCGATATTGGCGTAGACCTGCCATCGGTAGTGGCAAACATACCCCAGGCTGTACTGCCGGACATCAGCGTGGGAACACCCACAGTTGCAAACAGCATAACTGCGGCAATACCCGATATTGGCGTAGACCTGCCATCAGTAGTGACGAATATCCCCCAGGCAATTCTGCCGGATATCAGTTTAGATGTGCCTGTAGTTACAAACAACGTAACTGCAGCAATGCCTGATATTGGTGTAAATATGCCACCGGGTATGGCTAATCTTGTTGAAATGACACCGCCAGTTGCAACTCCACTTCTGCAACCGTTTATGAATAATATGACTGAAACGGCAAAACCTGTCATCAATCTGACAGGCATAGCACAAAATGCAGAGGGCGGCATCTATAAGCGTGGAGCATTCTTGACTACTTTTGCAGAGAAAAGTCCGGAGGCAGCCATTCCACTGGATGGCAGTTCAAGAGCCATTGGGTTATGGCAAAGGGCTGGCGAAATGCTGGGTATACTTCCTGAAACATCGGAGGCAGCACGAGTAGGCAGCATAATGTCAAATGCCAGCTTTAATGGCGTACAGCCTATGTCGGATATTCTGCCTGAAGGGAACTATGAAGATAGCAAGTTGGATGGGCTTGGCAAATTGGGTAAGATATTGGTCAAGCTGCCCAGCCTGCAGCCTGAGGTTATGGCACAGGTGGGGAACATATTGCCCAAAATTAACCTGGACAGCATAAAACCAATAATGAATATACTTCCAGGGAGCAATGCGGATAGATCACCATTCGACGGCCTTGGCAAATTGTTCGATATATTCTCGGGGACACAACCTGATGGTGTAAGATCTTTGCTGGATATTTCGAGAGAAACCGAAACAAATCCACCGTCTGTTTTCAGTAGGCCTGCTGCCAGTGAGGGCGGCATCACTAGCATAGAAATCAATATGCCGGCCATCACCATCAATGGCAACGCGGATGCAGGTGCTATTAACCAGATTGAGGGGTTGCTGGCCAAGTTCAAGGACGACGTGCTCAAGGAAATGAGCCGCCAGTTCCCCGCCATGAAGGCTAACAACGACAACTACGAAAGGAGGCTCTCCTATGGCTAAGACTTATATCACCATCCAAGGGGACATGTGGGATTTGGTAGCCTACAAGGTTTATGGCAGGGAGGGCTGCCTCACCCATCTTTTGAAGGCCAATGAAACCCACAAAGACATTATGGTCTTTCCTGCTGGGATAAAACTGACATGCCCGGACATCCCAGCGGAAAGCTCCAGGATACTTCCTCCCTGGAGGCGGTGACCTATGGCTGATTACAAGAACCCTATAGAAACCTGGCTGGCAGAAGCCCCGGAAGGGGCAAAGCTTGCCAGACGGGCATGGCTGGAGGTGAAGTACACGCCGGCAGATGGCGGGGAAGAAACTGATATTTCCGAGGACCTTAGCAAATATTTTCTCTCCTTTAGCTATACGGACAATCTCTCCGATACTGCTGATGATATCAACATCACCCTGGAAGACAGGGCGCAGCTTTGGATATCAGATTGGTTCCCTGAGGGTGAAGGAAACCTTATGGACATCACCATCCACACCTACAACCGCACATCACTGGATGAGGGCGAGGTTGTCTTCCATGTGGGAAAGTTCGAGATTGATGAAATCGAGATTACAGGCTACCCTTCCACAGTGCAGATCAAGGGGGTGTCGGTGCTGGGGGACAGTTCTCTCAGGGGAACAAAGAAAAACCAGACCTGGGAAAAGATATCCGTCTGGAAATGCGCTGCAGATATCTGTGACCGCAATGGCCTTTCCCTTATTTGGGACTGTGATGAGAATCCCAATATTGACCATGTGGAGCAAACCGATGAATCAGACCTGGCATTTCTGCTGAAAATCACCAAGGATAACGGCATGAGCCTGAAGATTTCTACTGAGAGCGTCATTATCTTCGATGATGCCAAGTATGAGACCAAGCCCCCGGTGATTACCGTCTATAAGCCCGGAGTGTATGCAGAGCTTGATAGCAATACCATGCCCTTGCGGTGGATGGCGAATTACGGTTTTAGGTCCAAGACCCGTGACACCTATTACAGGTGTGAGGTCAAATACCAGAAAAACGAGAAAAAGACCGTTATCGAGGGTGCGTTTCAGGCCCCGGACAAGAAGAAAGGCAGGGTGCTCCACGTCAAGGATCAGGTGGAGAATCAAGCTGAGGCCGAAAAACTGGCAAAGAAGAAACTGCGTGAAGCTAACAAGGAAGCTGTCACGGGCAATTTTGTCACCGTAGGCAATACCAATTTCGCCGCCGGTCAGGTTATCACCATGAAGAATTTTGGTAAGTTCGATGGCAACTATCTGGCCACCAAGGTGAGCCATGAGATTGCCAGCGGGGGCGGCAGCTATACCACCAAAGTGGATATCAGGAGGTGTCTCAATGGATATTGAAGAGTGCATCTTCGTGGGAATAGTCTCATCCTATGGACAAACTGATGGTACAGTGATTGTAAGACGGCCTGACAAGGATAACCGCACCACAGCAGAGCTGAAAGTCATCAGTCGTTGCACCCAGAAGACTAAGGACTACTGGATGCCGGATATTGATGAGCAGGTAGTTTGCCTTATGCTGCCAAACGCTGGCGGCAAAGGGGCAGGGGCAGGCTTTGTGCTGGGGGCTGTTTATAGTGAGGCTGATCCACCAGCAGAGAAGGACACCAGCACAAGGAGCGTCCGCTATAAAGACGGCAGCTACATTGTCAACAAAGGCGGGGCTATGACGATACATGCTTCCAAGTCACTAACTATCACAGCACCTAAGATTAACATCAATTAAGTTGCAAGGTTGTCAAATGATTGTCATGGAGGTGAGACTATGCCACCAGCTACCAGGCAAGGAGATAACGATACCGGCCACGATCTCTGCCCGCCCAGGGCTCTATCAGGCCATAGCCCCAATGTTTTTATCAATGTCAGGGGAGCGGGGCGTGTGGGGGACTCGTATCCTCCTCATGGGTGCATTATACACGACCCTCCCCATAGTGGGGTTATAGCTGCAGGCAGCAGCTCAGTTTTTATCAATGGCATTCCTGCAGGTCGCATAGGTGACCCGGTAAGCTGTGGAGGCTCCGTGGCCCAGGGCAGCTCCAATGTCATTATCGGAGGCTGAATCCTTCGAAATTCTGCTAAATCGTTTGAAAGCAAGTTAAAGGCAAGTTAAAAAGTCCTTGATTTTCAAAGGCCGAAAGGGATTTAACTCAAATTTAACTCGATGAAAGCAAGTTAAAATCGTTTGAAAATCATTTAAATCATTCGAGAGGGGGAAGGTTATGTATATCGGCTATATGGGAGATATAGTTTTCATATCCTCCGCAGATTATTTTTTGACCCCTTCGAATTACAACAGAGAATCAAGCGGGCGGTGGGTAGAGCATGAGCTCTTGATGAGAAAGCCTGTTTCACAGTTCGGCGGCCCCGGCCTTGAAAAGCTTAGCTTTGATATCCTCTTGGATGCTGGGCATGGCATAAGTCCTGATGAACAGCTGAAGAAGCTCAGGAAGATGCGGGACACGGGGGCGGTGTTCCCTCTGGTCATTGGCGGCAAACCTGTGAGCCAGTCCTCCTGGCGGCTGGATTCCCTGAAGGAGTCGGACCATTTTTTCACTGCTAATGGACAGCTGCAGCAGTGCAAGGTGGCCGTTCAGCTTACAGAATACATGGATGTCAATGATATTGAGGAAGGCGCTATAAACCGTGGAGCTTCATAAGGAGGAGGATTTGAATGGCTTATCTGGTGAGTGCAAACAAGAAGCCTGCCATAGATTATGATCCTGACACGGTAGTAGAAGAAGTGCTGCAGAATGTTAGAACCATAATTACTACCATCAAAGGCTCCATTCCATTAGATCGTGCCTTCGGTATTGATGGCAATATCATTGACCTGCCAATCAACGTGGCTAAAGCCAAGTTGACCAATGAGATATTCCGGGCTGTACGGATTTATGAACCACGGGCTGTGATTGAATCTATTACCTTTGAGGGAGAATTGAGCGGCAGGCTGGTGCCGACTGTGGAGGTGAGTATCAATGCCTAAACTTGCAGATTTGCCGGATATCAACTTTGTGGAACTGGATAAGGATGAGGTGGAAAAGGAAGTCTTTGACCTTTATTACACCATTACAGGCAGAAGTGAACTGGCCAAGGGCGATCCTGTGAGACTGTTTTTGCTTTTTATCGTGAATTTAATTATCCTGCTCCTGAACAAGCTCAATGACACAGGACGCATGAATCTCTTGAAGCATTCCCGTGATGATTATCTGGAAGGTTTAGGTGCTTTGGTCGGAACTACCAGGCTGCCTGCCAGTGGTGCTTCGGTGATTTTGCAGATTACCCTTTCGGAGGCTCGCACCAAGGAAACCATCATTCCCCAGGGGACACGGGTAAGCCCGATAGAAGGGGACATATACTTTGCCACGACAAAGGATGTGTTGATAATAGCCGGGGAGACTACGGCCCAGGTGACGGCGGTTTGCACAGAAAACGGAGCAATGGGGAATGGCTATAAGCCAGGTGAGATTAATAAAATTGTTGACCCCGTGGCGTATGTGGCCTCCATGGTGAATATCAGCACCAGCGAGGGCGGGGCTGACGTGGAAAGCGATGATTCCCTGCGGGAGCGTATCTTTGAAGCGCCAGAAAGCCACTCCTGCGCGGGGCCTGAGGGAGCATATTCCTATTACGCCAAGAGTATGTCCAATGCAGTGATTGATGTGGCCACTCTTTCGCCAGCCCCTGGGGAGGTGAGGGTGGTCATTCTGTTGACAGGGGGGACCATCCCTAAAGGGACGGTATTGACGGAGATCGAGGAGAAACTGTCACAGCGAAATATTCGCCCTTTGACGGATAATCTCTTCGTAACGCCACCTGACCCCATAAACTATGACATCAACTTCCAGTATTGGCTGACTGCCGATGCGGATGGAGCCAAGGTTTCAGCCAAAGTGTGGGAGGCCGTGGAAGCTTATCGGCTTTGGCAGCGCACCAAGCTGGGGAGAGACATAAATCCTGATGAGCTCATCTATAAGCTGAAAGACATCAGCGGGGTAAAGAGGGTGAATATTATTTCCCCAAGCTTTACTGTGTTGACTGCCAGCCAGGTGGCTCAGGAGCAAAGTATCAACGTGGCGCTGCAAGGGAGTGAGGATGAATGAACGAAATACAGGATTATTTTATCCGTGACTCCCTGCCGGAAAGCCTGAACCGTGAGAACGTCAAGGAGTTGGCTCAACTCACTGATACTGTCCTCCATAACTTTGATGGAAAAATCCTTGAAGTGCTTATCTATCCGGCTATCGACAATCTGCCGAGTGATCTGATAGATGCCCTGGCTGTTCAGTTGCATTGTGATTTCTATGACAGCCGTCTTCCTTTGGAGACAAGGAGAAAACTGGTCAAGACTTCCATCGCCTGGCATCGTATCAAAGGCACTCCGGCTGCCGTGGAAATGCTCCTGCAGACGCTCTTTCAGGACGCTCATGTCAGTGAGTGGTTTGAGTATGGCGGGCGGCCTTACTTCTTTCGTGTGGAGGTAGATATCTCCAATACGGAAGAGGGGGCCAATCCAGATACCATGGCTCAGGTAAAGAAAGTCATAGAGCTGGCGAAGAACGTTCGCTCCTGGCTTGATTTGCTGGAGTTCCAGATACATATCAAGGAAGAGCTGGAGATAACTGAGGACCGTTGGTGGATTGTCCATATCGTCAATAGTGCCAAGGAACTATACCCTTGGCGTGGCCGTACTTTCGACACCAGTTGGACATTCATCCCTCCCGTGTCCTTCGACGGCACCTGGTCAATAGACGGCCAGTACCATTTCGATGGCATTCCCGTGGGGACAGAGGACGATGCAGGTGTACGCTTTGCCTTTGACGGTGACTGGTGGTTTGATGGCGCCCGACGCTTTGGCTATCCCATATCCCGGAAAGTCCTCTGGGGGACTGCGGAACCTGACGAGTTGACGGTCATTCCCCGTACCGCCATACAAGAGCAGTACACTGTCCAGCTTCCCTTCAATGTGCTTACGCCTTTCGACACAGGCTGGGTATTCGGAGCCAGGGACGGGCCTCAGGATGTACGCTTTGATGTAGGTGTGGCACCTGTCCTGCTGGAGCAGCTTGACCTGCAGGATGAGGACGTTACAGTTATCAGGCCTGTTTTTCGGGACGTATATCCTCTGGCCAGAATCCGCTCCTTTGACGGAAGCTGGTATTTCCGTGAGGTTATTCCCTACGACGGCCTGTGGCAGTTAGGGGAAGACCCTGGGTACAGATACCAGGACAACAGGTTTGAGCCTTGGAAGCATCTGCCTGTATCCTTCTTCGGGGAAGTCAATAAAACCCTTGAGACCGTCTATGAGGAGGCTCAACTTTCCTTTGATGGCTCATGGTCGTTTACTGCAGATATTGCCGCTAGATTTGGTGAGTCCCTGTACTTTGATGGTTTATGGGCTTTTGCTACAGATAGCGCCATACACTTTGGCCAGACTTTGCAAATCTTCCATACCGTAGTGGTGGAGGATGATTCTTATAGTGGCAAGTACTATGATGGCTCCTGGCGGTTCTTCGGCCTCCATGATGCAGATGCTTTTTGGGATGAAGATTCCCAGGAGTGCTTCCGTATCCTTGACGATGAGCCAGATACAGAGGCCTTGCAGGTGCAGGAAGAATCCCTGCTGCAGACCGGGGCTGAGTTTGCGGAAAGCATTCTCCGCTGTCCCGCCTTTGACAGCAGCTGGCGGTTCGAAGGACTTAGTATCCTTGGTACTTCCCGTGAGTGCTTTGAAGCTCTGCCCGCCTTTGGTGAGGGCAAGAGCTTCGATAGCAGCTGGGCCTTTGAAAGGTGCTCTCGTGCCTTTGATGGAAGCTGGAGCCTTGGAGAAGATCCGCTTCACTTCGATGGAGCTTGGCACTTCTGTGGTGAGAGGTACTTCGCCGCCAATGACATTGAGGAACAGGCCGAGGCTGTTATCAATCCCTGCATCACGGAACATCTTGAGCATTACGCCTACTTCGGCACAGAGAAAACCGCCTTTGACGGTCTGTGGAAGTTTGGCGGAAGCGACGGGCTGCAGGAGATGGAAACTACCCTGCAGATTGCTACTGGCCTTGCGGATGCAGAGGAGCCTCATGAAGAAGCAGCAGTTTCAATCACTGTCGGCTTCCGGGAAGAACTTCCTTCCGCTCCTGTTACTCCCTTCGACGGAGGATGGGCTTTTGCAGGCCTGCGGCCCTTCGACGGGAACTGGCATTTTGCCGAGTGGCAGACCTTCGGGGCGCCTGAGGATGGCTGTCCTGTCTTCCGTCAGGAGATGGAGGCCGAATACCTTCAGGTGGATGAAATTGAGGAAGGCAGTCCTGCCTACTCTGATACTCTTCGGCATATCGACACCTTTGACATGGCCTTGGCCTTTGATGGTGCCTGGGCCTTTGGCAAGACAGACGGCATGAGTGAAGGGCTGGAAGTCTCCATCACTTCTGTAGCCCGTTTTGATGACACCTGGGCTTTTGATGATGAGCCCCGGAAGATTGATGGCACCTGGAGCCTGGGAGACGAGGATTACGCCTTTGGCGACAATATCAATCCCAGAAACACCTATGATGGCTCTTGGAATTTCGATTCCATGAATACCAGAATCCGCTTTGAGAGGAGGTGGAGGAGCTTTGGAAGCATTACATTCGCAGCGTAATATGCTGAGCATCAAAGACCAGATGCACGAAATGCGCGGAAATGTGCATCTCTGCATCAAGAAGAATGGGAAGGTTATCCACGAGGAGGACGACCATAACCTCATTGTCACGGCGGGACGTGCCAAGCTGGCTCGTCTTATGGGTGGCGGCTATAACGGCCACATTTCCCAGGTCGGTATCGGTGAGGGAACGGCTGCCGCCTCTGAATCGGACACAGGCCTCACCAATGGCGTCAGGGTTGACATTGAAAGTGTTACCTATAGCGGTACCAGCGTGAAGTTCAACTTCTGCATTGGCACCGGCCAGGGCAACGGCCTGAATGTCCGTGAGTTTGGCCTTTTCTTTGCAGATGGCACGATTTTCTCTCGCCGGGTGCGGGCCAGCGCCATTGGCAAGGAAAGCGACATTGAAATCACGGGCTACTGGGAGATTTACCTGTAAGCCGGGAAAGGAGAATCATCATGCTTGAAATTGAAGGAAGCAAAACATGGGAGAACAAAATCCGCCTGATTGAAGCCGGGGAACCTGCTTCGGCCGGGCAGGGTGCTCCTGTCAATCGTGCAGCTGAACAGCTTGCGAATCGCACTTCATATCTCAAAAAGGAGCAGGATACCATTAAACAGACCTTGCAGAGCACCGGCCTGAATACCGGCAATGCAGCTGTCGTTGTGGTGTCTGAGACGGAGCCCACGAATCTTCCTGTGGGAGCATTCTGGCTCCAGCCGGTGAGTGAGGAAGAGACTATCCATATCGACAATCTTTCCCTTGCTACCAGCGGCGATATTGCCGGTATTCTTGGCTGAAAGGGGTGAACGAAGATGGCATCTAACGCAACCAAGTTAATCACCCTTGAGGGGCTTGCCCGTTATCATGAGGGCTTGATGGCCAGGCTTGGGCTTACCTATGTAGCTCAGGAGGTTGGCAAAGGGCTGTCAGAGGAAAACTTCACTTCCGAGTTGAAGGCCAAACTTGACAGCATGGGCACCAGCCAGCGCATTGCAACCGATGCGGATATGGATGACTTCCTGGGTGACCTTTTCGGCAGCACCACAGAAGCCGGAGCTGGTTCTGGTGAAGCCGAAGGCGGCGGGGCAGACCTTGATGGTTCAGAGTAAGCCGCTGTCAGCATAGACTAGCATTCTTGAATATATTCGCTGCCGAAACAGGCGGCGCATATAGATACATGGGCCTTGTATGGTAGCCAGCCATGCAGGGCTATTATTATGTCGTACTTTTGAAAGGGGACGATTCATCATGGCACTTACCGAAGCACAGCTCGCAAAACTCACCAACCTGAAGCAGCTCCAGACTGTGGCAACCCGTACCAAGGCTGTCACCGATGACCTGCAGAGCCAGATTACTTCTCTGAGCGACGACGCTATCAAGAGCGTCAAGGTCAATGGCACAGCCCTGACTCCGGACAGCAACAATGCAGTTGACGTGCTTGTTACCGTTGCCAAAAAGACCACGGCTAACACCGGCTTCGCAGCCAGCTACCAGGTCAAGGCAAACGGCGTTGCAGTCGGCGACGACATCGACATTCCCAAGGACTGGTTGCTGAGCGGTGTTACCAAGGGCACCGTCTCCGCAGCAGATAAGGCTGCCGGTGGTAAGTTTGAGAACGATGCAACCTTCGCAGAGGGTGACCGTTACGTCGATATGGCCTTCAACGTCAAGGCCGATGGCGACGGTGGCACGGAGACGACTACTCACATCTATCTGAATGTGCAGGAGTTTATCGACCTCTACACCAACGGCAATGGCTTGAACCTGTCTGGCGGTGAGTTCAGCATCAAGATTGACACCTCTAGCGTTGGTGGCCTGACTGTTGGCTCTGACGGCCTGAAACTGGCAACTGTTACCGCTGATACCTATACCAGCGGCACCAAGACTGCTGACGGCGTAGCAGGTGCCATGAGCTCCGCTGACAAGTACAAGCTGGACAACGTGAGTGAAGAGGCTAATAAGGTCACTGTTACTACGCAGAAAGCTGGCACCATCGAGATTGATGGCTCCACCAAGACCATCGTCGAGTTCGCAACGGACGCAGAGGTTTCTGAGATGCTTGACGCAGCTCTGCCGGCTCCGGCAACCACCTGATTCCCCATTTAGTTTACCGGCATAGGAAAGAGGCACCTCTTTTATGGGGTGTCTCTTTTGCCTGTGCAGTTTTCTAAGGTGTGGGGGTGAGCTCATGTGGCAAAAGCAGTAACTTTAGGCCAGCTGGAGGACTGCATGGAACGGACCCAGAGCAATCTTTCCAATGTAGCAAGTGTGACGGCAGGGGCTGTTACTGAGCTTGGCAATGCCCTTACTGACCTTGTGCAGCAGGGAACCGTCACAATCTACAACAAGTTTGTGGTGTCCGGCTGTGTTGTAAAGGCTGTGTCTAATACCAGGAATGTCCAGATTACCAATACGGGAACTTATTCCGCAGCAGGGAGATCAACCTTCTATGCTGACGGAGCAGTCCATACCATTGCCGATGGAGGCACGGCGGCTGTGCCGACCAACAGCACCTCTTCGGCCAAGACCTATTACGCCTGCCTGGTGAAGAATTCCAGCACCGGCGTATATGAATTGAAAGTGCAGACAAGCAAGACTGGAGTGCTGTCTCTATACCGCATTACGGTCCCTGCCAGCAATACTGCCTCGAATCTCAATTCTGTCACCATCACGGATGAGCGCAGGATAGAGACTTCCTACAAGCAGTTTTATGCTTCGAGGCCGTACGCTTCTGTGGCTCTGGCTAAGGCTTTCTCCAGTGCCAGCTATGACATATCCCTCAGGGCTGTGTCCTGGAGTGGCGTTTCCGTGGGAGAGCTCCTGGCCTATGACCTTGCCAATAACGGCTTCAAGGTAGAGGCAACCGGGGCGGCAGACAATATCAGTGTATGGTGGCAAGCTACCGCCAAATAATCTTGAGTAAGTTGAATGAGGTGAGAACATGGCGACAAAGAAAATGATTTTCCGCCGGAAAACTGCTAACGGCTGGGATGTAATAGACCCGTACGCCGAAAATTTCAGGGAAGGCGTGGAGGAAGTCCTGACCGCAAAAGGCGCAGCCCTGGATGAGCCCGGCATCAAGGCTGCCATCATGGAGGCCATGAACCTTGGTGCCCAGAACACCAAGGAGCTTGAGAAGTGGGGCAGACAGCGCATCCAGCAGCTTACCGGCACCATCAGCAACAAGTTCGTGGTGAGAGGGTGCATCGTCAGCCCTGTGGAGGGCACCCGCAACATCAAGGTGACGGAAGGGGAAGAGTATTCGGATACTGGCATTTCCCTGGCTTATATCGACGGCCACCTCCGCTCCATTCCCGACAAGTGGAACACCGTGGCGGCGGTGCCCCAGAACAAGACCGATGAGGACGCAGTCTACTACGCCTACCTTGAGGAAAACGAGGAAGGCCGCTATGAGGTGAATCTCTCAGAGAAGCGTGAAGGCATTCTGGCCCTTTATCGCCTGGTGGTTCCTGCCGGTGACAGGACTGCCAACCTGAACAGGGTGAGGTTCTACGATGAACGCCGGGTTGAGGAGGACTATACCGAATTTTACCTGGCAAGGCCCTATGCTTCTGTGGCACTCCCCGGCTTCCCCATGCTTGACGCCCCCACCTATCAGGTGATGCTGGAGGCTCTTTCCTGGGATGGTGGCCCCGTAGGAGAGCTTTACGCCTATGACCTGGGCAATAACGGCTTCAAGGTGGCAGCCACTGGGGACGCCGACAACATTGAGTTCAAGGCTACCATCATCAACCCGGATGTGTAAAGGAGGCAGTGAAGATATGTATATCAGGAATATTGGCAATGACGGCGGGGAGCGTGTTCCCTTCGTGGAAGACGGCACGAAGATTACCTTCGGCGCAGGAGAGAACACCTACACCGTGGATGTGGCTGACCTGCAGCAGGACAGCCAGGTCATCTTCGATGTACTGCAGGAGGAAGATGGCCTCCTTGGCGCTACCGGCCATTGGTATGCTGCCACCCTCACCATTCCGCCCAAGAAGTATGAAATGGTGGAGGGCGATGTGGTCACCGTGAGCGAGGATGGGAAAGAGGAGCGCGGACTTGTGCCCCAGGCCCTGCCCATCGACATGGGTGCCGTGGAAGTGGCCCTTTACCAGCTTGGAAAGCCCCTGCTTCCCGTAGAGCCTGAAGGCGAAGCTATGGGTGAAGGCATGGAAAACGTTGAAGAAGGATAATGAGGGAGGAAAACAATTATGTCAGTAGAGATTTTTGTAAAAGACGCATATCGTCAGGCCGTGGAAGCAGCTTCTGGTGGCAAGAATACTGTTATCTATGATGACAAGGGTTATCCCTCCGTCATGGTCTGCATTCCCCGGTTCAACCTGGAGGACATTGATGCCAGCCTTGGCACCGGCGCACACCCTGCCTTCATCAAGAATGGCCGTGTGCTGTCCGAGATTTTCATTGGCAAGTATCAGGCCAAGAACGTCAACAGCAGGGCTTGCTCTCTGCCTGGTGTAGACCCCACCGCCAACATCAACTTCGACACTGCCAAGTCCATCTGCGAGGCCAAGGGTGAGGGATTCCACCTCATGAGCAATGTTGAGCGTGCCGCCATTGCCCTCTGGTGCCAGAAGAATGGCTTCTATCCCCATGGCAACACCAGCTTCGGCAAGAGCGATGAAGCAAATTATGAGCGTGGCACCGTCACCTACACCTACACGGACAATGGCACCGTGAGGGATGGCCGTACCGCAACCGGCTCCGGCCCCATGAGCTGGAACCACGACAACACTCCCTTCGGCATCTCTGACCTCTGCGGCAATGTCTGGGAGTGGACTGATGGCATGAGGCTGGTCAACGGCCAGATTCAGGTTGTTGGTGAGGACGGCACTCCTATGAACAATTTCAACACTCAGAACGCCAAGGGCAATAACACCGGCTGGATTCAGACCGGCGCCTACATCGACGGCACTGTGGCAGGTAGCTCTGCTACTTCTACCGGTTCCCTTGGCAAGCCCTGCCTGAACGGCGAGCGTACCAATGTGGCTTACACTGGCGGTGATGTGGACAGCTACTACAAGGAGTACAACTGTGCCTTTGATGAGCTGGCAGCCAAGGACGGCTACACTCCTCCTACCTACCTGAAGGCTCTCGGCCTCCAGCCTCTCACGGCAAACGGCAAGGGAGATTATCTCTATACCCGCAACTACGGCGAACGGCTCCCGATTGCGGGCGGCCTTTGGTTCTCTGGCGCTTCTGCCGGCGTCTTTGCCCTGGACCTGCGCGCTCATCGGTCCTCCTCGGCCCTCTACCTCGGGTGCCGGGTGGCTTTCGCAATTTGACCTTTGAGCTTTGTGCGTAGAACTTTGAAGGCCCCGCGGCAGCGGGGCCATTTTAGGAGGAACCACTGTGGCTAGAAGAATGGTGAGAAAACCCACCCGACAGGAAAAACTGGATAATTTCTACGAATCCGAGGAAGTAGTGGCAGGATTGCCCATCATTCGTCTGACGGAGAAACTTCTGGAACAGCTGAACGTGCTGGTGGTGGAATACCCCAGGTACGAAAGATATGCCCTCGGCAGTCAGACAAGACAGGCAATGCAGGACTTCTTTGAACTCCTGATTACGGCAGCCAAGAAGTATGCCAAGAAAACCACTCTCCGGGACGCAGATATCAAGTTTTTCCTGCTGAAACGGCTCATACATATTGCCATGCGGAGACGCTATATCTCTATTGGCCAGTATGAGGAGCTGGTGACCCATTACCTCCTGGACATTGGCAGACAGCTTGGCGGCTGGATGGCCAAAGAAAAGGATAAGGAAGGCCCATCCTCCTGAGCAGATATGAACATTAGGGAAATCGCTGTATACGGCTCCCGATTGCGGGCGGCAATTGGAACAATGGCGCTAATGCCGGCGTCTTTGCCCTGAACCTGAACAATCATCGGTCCAACTCGAACCACAACATCGGGTGCCGGGTGGCTTTATCTCAAAGGCCAGAAGGCAGCCTCTCACGGGAGACTGTCCAGTGCCGGAGATAGAAAGGAGCGGTTTTCCTCAGGCTCCGGGAAGGAGCTTGCAAAAATAAAAAAGGACTGCGGCAGTTAGTAGCGTTCTCCTCATCACGAGGAGAGCGCGAAAAATGCCACAGTGTGCTGGAGAGGGATATGAAAAGATATGGTGATTTGTATGAAAACATAACAAGCTTTGAAAATCTCTATGTATCATACCTGAACGCTGCTCATGGCAGAGACCTCCGCAATGAAGTGCTGAACTTCACCCTTCATCTTGAAGAGAACCTGATAAACCTTCAAATGGAGCTCAGGGACATGACATATCTCCGTGGCAAGATGAGAAAATTCTATGTCCATGACCCTGTGAAGCGGCTTATCATGGCAGCACCTTTCCGTGACCGTGTGGTGGACTGGGCGTTATACAGGGTGCTTAACCCTCTGGTTGACAAACGTTATATCAGCACCAGCTATGGCTGCCGTGAAGGCAAAGGCCCCCAGGCCGCAATGAAGAAGCTGCAGGAGTATATCCGGCTCCAATGTGGTACGGCCTATATAGGCAAGATGGATATCGCCAAGTATTTCTACCGGGTTGACCATGGCGTTCTCATGGGCCTGTGGGAAAGAGTGATAAAGGACAGGAAAGTGCTGAACCTTCTTTCACTCACCCTGCCTAAGGATTTGCCCTGCGGCATAGACCTTTCCACCCGTGAGATGATAACCGGCGTAGGAATGCCCATCGGCAGCCTTACCAGCCAGATGCACGCCAACTTCAATCTGAATCCTCTGGATCAGTTTATCAAGCACGACCTTGGTGCCAGATTCTATATCCGCTATATGGATGATATGTGCATCATCGGCACCGACAGGGAAGAAATCCATGCCATGATAGAAAATGCCAGGAACTTTGCCATGGAAGTCCTGCATCTGGACTTCAACCACAAGACCGGCATCATCTCTGAAGCAAACGGCGTAGACTTCTGCGGTTATCGTGTCTGGCGTAACTATATACGCCTAAGAAAAGCCTCGGCTCTCAGAATGAAACGCCACCTGAACTGGATGCAGCACCAGTACAGCATTAGAAACCTGAGCACGGAGCAATTCACCAGCAGCCTGCAGAGCCACCTTGGCCAGCTGAGGCACTGCGACGGATACAGGCTGCAGAAGAAAGTTACGGAAGGAATAATGCTGCAGCTGGCATGGTGAGTGGCAAAAGAGACTGTGAAGCCATTGACAGTTCCAATTCTGCACAAGGAGGGAACGGTATATGACATTCGGCGATGCTTTAGAATATGCCAAAGCTGGCAGGATTGTGAGGCGAGCAGGATGGGCACCTGGCGACTTGCTTGCATGTTGTTACACAGGCGATATGCAGCCATTTCTGGAAGTAAGCTATCCCGGCCATGAGTCGATTCCCTATTTTGCTGGAAATGTAGATATCTTTGCCAACGACTGGGAGATTGTCCAGTAGGAAGGGGTGAGGCCATTGGACAGCACAGTTGAAATCGGGCTGTCGATAATCAGCACATCAGCAACCGGCGTTATCGGCTACTTGATGTACCGACTGAGAAAACATGAAGAATTCAAAGAGGCTGAAGAACGCAGGAGGCATGAGGCTGAGATTCAGCGGGCGCAACAGCAGAAACTTGAGAATGAGGCGTTTCGGGACTCCCTGTTGGCTTTAACTCGGGATAGAATACTGCAGGGGTATAGATATTATCGGCGTGAAGGCGGCCTTTCCGCTCAAGACCTGGAAACGATGACCAAGCTCTATGATGCTTATCATGCCCTTGGCGGCAATGGCACGATCACGGCCGTCTACAAAAAAATAATGGACTTGCCCGTAAAGGAGGAGTGAGTTGTGAAAAATTGGGACATGAACATGATAATCTCCTGGGGGTTGGTGGTTATGGGAGTCATAGCCGTGGCCGGTTGGATACTGCTTTCCTACAAGACGGGCACTAGCTCCGGCACAGAAATCCCCATAGCGATAGTCAGTGGCTTGGGTGGTGTGCTCACCGGGCAGAAACTGCAGGAAATGAAGCAACAGAACCGACAGGAACAGCCTAGTCAGACAAGCCAGACTCTCGGAAAAGTGTCAGAAGTGGCGTCACAAGCACAGACAATGGTCGATGCCGTAGATGCCTTGAAGGATATAACCAAAGGAGGAAAAACGAAATGATGAAATTTGGAGGCTGGAACGTAGACGTTCCCCACGACAAGTTCCCGCAGAAAATCGCTTCTGCTGTCAGCAACCTCAATGAGTTTATTGGCCTTGGCTGTGACTATGAAGCCATCGCCTATCTGGGTTTTCAGCAGGTCAACGGAATCAACCACGCCATCCTTGCCCGGCAGACTGTCCTTAACGGGAAGGATATCAACAATGCTGTGGTCATTGTGCTTAACGAAAAGCCCAACACCAGTGATATCTCCGTTACGGATATCCGCCGTGTGGTGGAAGGTGGCGCACCTATGGGCGGCATCCACGTCGATATGTCCAGCGAAGTCCCTGCCGAAGCACTGCAGGCTCTCAACCTTGTGACTGCTGGCTTGGTAGGGGCAAAGATTACGCCGTTTGCCTTCATCGGCACTCAGGTAACGAAAGGCACCAACTATATCCTTGCTGCAGAGGTTAAGGCTGTAGTGCCTAATGCCATGCCTGACCTTGCTATCGTTACCGTAAACGCCTTGGACAAAAAGCTGCAGTTTGAGAGGCTTCTGGAAATGGGGACCGATGATGACCCCGAGGAGTTGAACACTCTCAGCTACGGATTTTCCTGGCTGAAGAAGCCCCTTGGCGAATGGCCCTGATAGGAGATAACCTGACCACCAGCCGCCCTGCCTTTGAGTATGGCGGCTTTTCTTGAATATGTAAGGGGATGAGCTCATTGTCGAAGTTAATGATGCAGTTGATGAACCTTTCGAGAGTCAGCAGGGAGAGGCGACTAACAAGCCGTGGATACTGGCCAGGGGCAACGAGTGACAATTTCCGCATTTGGTGGAATGACAATGATGAGTACGTTATAGAGGAACGGAACACAGAGTACGAAAGGAGTGAATACCGATGAAGGTCTTTCTTAATCCCGGCCATGCCCCGAACGGCAACCCTGACCCCGGAGCTATCGGTTTTGGACTCAAGGAAAGTGATGTGGCAGCCAGCATAGTCAATCTCCTTGGAGGCTATCTCACTGGTGCTGGTGTGGAAGTGGCCGGTAACCTCCAGTCCGATAGCTTGACGCAGATTGTAAATGCTGCCAACGCCAGCAATGCCGACTATTTTATCTCTGTCCATTGCAACTCTGCCAACAATCCCAATGCCCGTGGAACGGAGGTCCTTCTGTACGGCCTCGGCGGGGAGGCGGAGAACCTGGCAACCTGCATAAGGAATCAGCTTGTCGATTCCCTTGGCCTTGTGGCCAGAGACCATAAAGAGCGTCCCGGACTGCGTGTGCTGAACGGCACCAACATGCCAGCCGTCTTGGTGGAGACCGCTTTCATCAGCAATGCCGAAGACAATGCCATCCTCCGAAACAAGCAGGATGAGATTGCACGAGCCATAGCAAGGGGAGTAACCGACTATATCTCCAGCGGCACAGCACCGGCAACCACGCTGGAAGCTACTGGCATGGCAAGATTCTTCTCCCCGGAGGAAATGATGTGCCACGGCGCCAGCCAAGGCCATTGCAACTGTGGCATTGAATCTGCTGCCAAGGTCAGCCCCAGGCTCCTGCAGTTGCTTGACAAGCTTCGGGAAAACATAGGTGGCCCTTTGGAAGTGTCGTGCATGTACCGCTGTCCTGACCATAATGCTGCCCTTGATGGGAGCGTGCCCAACAGCCAACATGTTCAGGGAACAGCTGCTGACGTGCAGACTCCGAACTATCCGCATTGCCATACCCCGGAGCAGTTGGCTTGGTATTGCCGACAGCTTCCCTTTGATGGGCTTGGCGTTTATGACTGGGGCTGCCATGTTGATGTCAGAAATGGCGGGGTGGCTGCAGGAATCGAATGGTAACTATCTTAGATTATTTTCAAGTTAGTTTTAGTTAGTTTCCAAGATAGTTTTAGATAGTTGCTAAGAACCGAAACCGGCAAATTCTGGTTCTAAACACTTTACTTTTGGCCTTCAATTTAACAAATCTCTTTACTTTTCTTGTCAAGTGATTTAATGTTTTTGGGGAAAAAGTAAAGTTTTCAAAGGTACCAAGAAAAGTTGATTTATAAATTATTGTGAAGCGCGACGAAAAGCCCATGCCAAACGGTATGGGCTGAATTTTTTTGATATTTTTTAAAAAATACGCCGAAAAAGGTTGACAATAAGCCGAAAAAGGCGTATAATAAAAGCATAGAAAGGAGGTAAGCAGATGAGCAAGAAGAAAAAGAAGAAACCTAAAAAGCCCAAGCTGATTAAAGCGATAGCGAAGCTACTAATCGGATTAGCAGCCCTGATAGTAGCAATCGCACACTTGATAAACAGCTTGAGCGAGTAAGGTAAGGCGGGAGGCGGAAGCCTCCTGCTGATACTTCATTATATCATCTGCAAGCGATATGGAAAAGTCAAAAATCTTAGCAACCATTACGGTAGGAATTCTTCTGGTAGACGTTGCCTTCTCTGCTGATGTGGCTATGGCTGTAGTGTTGGGGGCCATGGGGGCGGCTACAATCTACACTACATGGAAGGAGTGGCGTGAAGATGAACGGTAATGAGGCATTGAATGCCGTGATGACGGCAACAGAGGCGGCAGAACGCTGGGGGAAGCCTGTTAGAACGGTCAGACAGGCCTGCACGGGGCAAAAGGGATATCCTCCACGTTTTAAGCCGGGGGAGTTCCGTCAATCTGGAAGCGTCTGGCTGATTACAGTCGAAGGCATGACACGTGTCTTCGGCGAAGAACCAGAATCGCAAGAGAATGGCAGTCGCTAAAATTGCCTAGATTTACGATGGTTCAAAGTGTATAATAAAAATATCGGAAAAGCATTTGAAGGCTTTTATAGGCGCAGGCTGTTGATCGTTTAGTGCACAAACATGAGGCCTGCGCTCACTTTATATGTGCTGTAATGTTACTATTTCAAAGGGCCATGCCATGGGAGGCTTTGGCGGTTCCAACAAGAATATTGGCATTGGCTGTGCCGATGGCAAGATTGGCAAGAAGATGATTCACGCCGGCGATTCAGGTTCCAAGTGGGGGGGGGAACAA